GCCTTCTCCAAGGCCGCCTCATACCTTTCCAATAAACTCATCCTCGAAGGAGGAAGAGTTACTGGGGGTAACTTAGGAACAAGTTCCAGGTCCCCTGGGAGTGATGAAAACCCTTCAGCAAGACTCGCAAAGGTTTCCCAACGCGAGAACACTGTCTGGGACATCACTTGGAGGACTTTCTCGTCGAAAGTCCTTGAGATCTCATCAATTTCTTGATGAAGAAATCTCAAGATAGGAATTGAACAAGAGTTCACATTCTTGTTCAGTTTCCGTCTTAGCACCAATAAGGCACTAAGAACGGACTCCTCTGGTCTGAACCAAGGAGACTTAATAGTCTCCCTTATCATCATCTCGAGATTACTCCCGGGATATGAAAAGTTGAGTCCAACAGGCTCAACAAGGTTCTTCACCATATCAAAGATTACTCTTTGACGTGGTCGGAGGAGTCGACGGCTCCTTGGTCCTAATGCCTTACAAATATCAATAAAATTATCATCGGAAATTTCACGCCACTTCATATTGGGTATAACCCAAGTAGAAGTGTAGATCTTTCCGGCGAACTCTGCCACCTGTGTAGATGACAGAGATTTATTGGTACTTATAGGGCAGCCCATACGTTCAAGCACTTCTCTATACTTGGTGAACAGAGTGTCATGTAGAATGACAACATCATCACCGAGTACATAGAATTGACCATTGTAGGGTTCATCCAGGAGGTGCCATAACAGCACCCCATGGGTTAAGGTGAAGGCAGCAAAGGAAGGGAACATACCCAAGGGCTGTCCCTTCTTCCACTGAACAACACCAAGTTGGCTATCCCAAAAGCCACGGCATAATGTCTTCCAAAGGTCGACATAGTGTCTGTCTTCGGGGTGTACCAACGCCCGCACCACTGCAACTTGTATTTCCAAAGGGAAATAGTCAGTTGCATTGGACAGGTCAACCGAGTGTACCATCTTCCCCTGATCAAGGGTACTCCGGATGGACGTTGAGGCTTTAGACTGGTCAAAAGTGCAGTCCCAAGGAAGGGAACGAACTTTTTCATACAAAAACTCACCAAGAGGCCGCAAGGCTTCCTGGTAGATTCTGTATGGGGAAGCTACATAACGTAACTTTCCGCCAGCTTCTTGAATAAAGGCAACCTTTCCCACTTTAGGTGGAAAAAGGCTGTTACTTCTGGGAAAACCAGA